TGCTCACCGGTAAGTTTATCTTCTAAGTTATTTAGAAAATTATCTAACTCACTAAATTGCTGTTGGTTTATTTTTGCCATTTATTCCTATCTTTTATGTAACTCAAATAATTTAAAAAAGCTACTACATTCATATTCAAATAAAAGTCCCATTTACTTCTATCTTTACCGCTTAAGCTATCCAATGTAACATACCAACTCCAATAATCTAAGTGTTTTTGTTCTTCAGTTCGTTCAATTGGCTCTCCATTGTCATTCTCGCTTCGCTCATTTGTTTTACCAAATAATCCTCTATATGAGGATACAAACCTTCTATAACTTTGCAAAAAAAAACACACAAAGGATAAACTATGCCTACATTTATACTCTTAATATGTTCGACTTTTTCTGCATAATCCATTTCAACCTCTTTAAGTTTAAACCATTTAAGTTTATAAGGCTTAACAAACATTGCAACTAATTGAGGTAAGTTACCAATAATACTTTCTTCGCTTTCTGTTAGTTTGCTTAAACTTATAAAATCACCTGCGCTTAGTTTAGTGATGTCATAGTTAACTACCCACCTAAACCCATTGTGCTTAAACATCTCAACTGAATTAGGAAACTCCATTTTAAAAATAAAGTTTACATTCTTAATCAGTTCTTTTAGTTGGTCGATTCTTATTTTCTCAACTTCTGCAACTGTAATTCCTGTTAAAATGGAAATAACTCTAATTTCTCTATCAATAGGATCAATGTCTTTATCCCTTGTAATATCATATATTAAAGGAAATTTCTCTATTGATATATCATGCCAGCTATTTGGTAATTCAATTGTCATCATTTTAAAAAGTACCTTTTAATTATATTATTGTGTATCTGCCTGTTTTGTATTTAGAGTATGCGTGGAAACTTAAACATGATGCCATAACTCCGTCATCGTGAAAACCACTTGTTGCTGAATATTTAATTACTCTACTTTTTGGATTGTATTCGTAGGTAAACATTTCAAGTTCTTTATCTAGCCAGTCCACATTTAAGAATTTAACTTCTTTGTTTTGATTTGCCACTATCAAAGATTCAACTATTTCTTTTTTGCTTTGATTTGTAGTTACAAATGGTTCTATTGTGCAATAACTTGAACATTCCTTTTGTAACATTTCAAATATCACATCTCCAATAGAGTTAACCTCAACCAATGCTGTTTGGACATTATTTGTCCTCAATCCATTTGCGATATTCTTAACTATTGTTGCCCAGTCACTATGTCTCCAACGTTCAATATAGAATTGTTCGCCTTTCTCATTGAATATAGATAGGACTGAATAGTCGTCTGCTCTTCCTAAGTCAATACCTGCAAATGCTTTTCCGTAAGATTTGTTATCTGTTAATTGTCTATTATTAAATAGCATTGCAGAACCATCAATAAACTCTGCTAGGTATTCCTGCCTAAATATCATTTCAGGTAGTGTTAACTTTGCATCGTCTATCTCGGATGGATTAATCATTGGATTGTCGTACGAAGTCATTGTGAAGGACTTGTACTGCTCATTGGTGCCATCTAATTGATGCATTTTATAAAAGTGGTTTTTACCTTTTGGAGTTGAAATTAAAAGAACCTTTTTACCTTTTACGAGTACAGTTGCTCTTAATACTTCTGTCCATGCCTTTTCATCCATAAAGGCAAACTCATCACAAACTAAGTAATCAAATGTGAAGCCACGAATATTATCGTAACGTTCTGCTGAAAAGAATTGAATGGTTGAGCCTGTAATGTATTCAATGATTAACTCGGATTGATTTACCTTTCGGTATATTTCCATTCTTTTAGCAAATGCCTTAAACGTTTCTTCAAATACTTTCTTAGATTGTTTGTAAACAGGACTTACCCATGCTATTTTACAGCCTTTATTATTTAAAGCCCAAAATAACATTTGATTCAATGCCAATAAAGTTTTCCCGAACTGCCTACCTATATTGATAACATAGTATTTTTCAGTTCCGTTGTTTATTGCATTATGAATTATCTTCTGGTTCTTGTGTGGTGTGTATAGTACTGCTTTCGCCAAAGTCTGCTGTGAATTTCATATTGCCTGTTACCTTTACTTCTTGTTGCTCAATGTATCCTCTTTTCTTGCCTTTGCACTTTAAATAAAACATTGTGCTTAGTGGGTTGCCTTTCGCTATCTGTTTATGCAATTGGCTTTCTGCAAAGTCCAATGCAACATTCTCAATTTCCTTTACTGCCTTTTTATAATCTTTATCTTTTGAGTACCATTCATAATGAGTAGACCTTGCTATGCCAACTTGCTTACATGCTGATGTTATTACACCTAAACTCTTTTCAAGTGCTTCTAACATTGCCTTTTTTAATATGTCCGAATTTGTTGTCATTTATTCTAACCCTTTAAATGCTTTTCGTGGATAAAACACTAAGCTGTTTCTATATCCTCCTTCATGAGTTGGTACTATAGGAGTAACTCCATGTACGTTTCTCCATGCTGGATATACTAACATAGAATTATCACAACTATCCATAGTAGCTGAATAATCAGGTACAGTTGTATTTCCGCCTATTGCGTTTTGTTTTTTTGCTATAATAACATTTACACAATGTTCTAAGTTTCCAGCATCTCTATGGAATGGTGCTGATATATTATAATTTGAAATTGAACTTGTAAATAATTCTCCAAACCTCCATTTTTTTGGAATATTCGTTTCTATTATTTGTTTTTGTCTTTCGTAAATATTTGGTGTTATTTTTTTTATTAGTTGCTCTGATTCTTTACAAAGCAACAACATAGCTTTTATAAATGTTTGAGCTGTTTTAACATTATGAACTGAACTAATAGTTGCGTAAGGTCTTCTCATGTGTGGCTTTGGTGGAACGCTACCTATTATTGTTGAATATTGCAACACTTCTTTTTCTGTGTTATGTAACCCACTTGAACGTTTCATTTCGCTTTTTGGAACATTTTTGCTTCTCAATTCTGTATTTGCTAAGTCTGCTAATTTACCTAATTTCTCAGAATGCTTATAAATATCTTTTATATAAAAACCTATAGCTTCATTATTAAAATAAAATATACTATCTTCAGTAATATTAGGTTCAATATGACCACATATACCACCTATTTGAACATTATGTTGTTGTTGTATTAAATCAATTCTTTTCATAACAAAATATATTAGTTGCTTTCACAATAAACTGTTTAGGAACAAAATCATCAGGTAATTCATAAAATCTTTTATCTTGAATATTTACATCATATATATTTTTTAATTTATTAATACAATTTCTAAATCTATTTAAATTACCATCAATATCAAAACTCCATTCAAAAACTAATTTATTAAATTTTTTATTAGTTTCTTCAAGTATAGGCATTTCAGCACCTTCAATATCCATTTTGCAACAATCAAATTTTTTTGATTCTAAATCAAAATTAACACAAGATACTTTTAATCCTTTATTATTCCATTTCTTTACTATTGAATTTCTCCAAACATTACCATTATTACCAATAAATAAAATAACTTCTTTTCTATTATCATGAACTAAAGCAACTTGTTTTATCTCAGCTTCAAAACCATTTAACTTTAAATTCTTTTTAATCATATCACAATTAAACGGATCTGGTTCGTAAACTGTAACTTTTGCACCCTTTGAACAGGCTAATAAAGTAAATGCACCTACATTACCGCCACAATCCATCCAAGTTTCATCTTGTTTAATTTTCATTCCTTTTTTTAAATATACTTCATTTCCTATAACTTCATTAAAAGTTTTAAGGTCTGACATTCCTTCTCTATGATAAAATTTAATTCCGTTTATTTCTGATTTTAATATTTTCATAATTTATCTTTCTCGGATTTTAAATATTCCATTATCATACCGCCTACATAGGCTTTTTTATCCCTCCAAAATTTAATAAGTTGTGAAGCTTCATCATAATGTTCAAGTTCAAATTCAATTTGAATTGCTTTTTTAACTCCATCAGTCATTTGTTCTAATTGTTCAGAAACATCTTCATCATCTAAAATAGTATAATCAACATCAACTGGTGCTTTCCAAACATCCAATCCCCACTCTTCTAAACTTTCAGCATCCCATTCATTTGCTAAAACATCCCAGTCCCATTCACCAAATCCTACATTGTCTTTAATTATAAATTCCTTTTGCTGTTCTTCGGTTAAGTCTTTTGCTTTTACGATTGTCACTTCTTTTAAACCAGCTTCAATACAAGCTTTGTGCCTCATGTTGCCACCAAGTATAACCATTTCATCATTTACGACTATTGGTCTTAACTCAAGCATTTGAGGAAACTCCTTAATAGATTTAACTAATTTATGGAATTTGTCATCCTTAATTAATCTAGGATTGTTTGGATTGCTTTTAATTGCGCTTATTTTAACCTTTTGTATATTCATCTATATATCTATCTAAGTACCACTTTGCTTTTAATAAGTCCTCTTTAAATTTACTTTTGTCTTTTTTACCTGCTCTGCTTATATATTTTACTACATTGCCTAAATGAAAGTTTAAATCCCATGCTTCAATTACTTTTATAGCTTCGTAGATGTTTTCTTTACCTCCGTAGTGATTAGGATTATTTACTTGTTCCATCTTTGATTGTTGCTAGTAAAAATTCAAGTAATTGTCTTCTACATTCTGAGCACCCTAAGTTAAAAGGTTTGTTTCCTGACTTAATTGCTATTTCGTTTAATTCTGTGTAATTAAAGTTAGGTGAATAGTTCTTACCCATTGATTCCCAATTTAACAAAGATTGTTTTATTTCTTCGTTCATAAATACCTATCATTAATTCGTTCAAAGAGAGAAGCTATTAATGCAAAGGTAAAAGGAATAGTCAATAAATCAAAATAGTTAGTAAAGTTAATTATTTGATAAATTAAGAAACTCCAATAAGTTAAGCAA